TATAGTTTCGGCTTCGACCTCAAAATTCTTACACTTGATTCGTATGTTACCGCTGCTGATGATTTCAATATTACCACCAGAAGTTACAGACCAATCATCGTTTAGTATTTCGGTCTTTACGCCATTGATATGTGTTACTGAATCTGTTCCAACACTTTTATATTCTGCTCCAGCAATACCTACTGTTTCATCGCCACCGATTGATTCATATTTATCACCAACAATAGTCTGTGATAAAACACTACCAACGCCGACAACATACTCACCACCCGCAGCCATGTATCGGTTACCAGCGGTCTCTTCTTTGACAGAACCATCAACGTTGACATTCATTACGCCTCTTACCTTTACATCGTAATGACCGTCAATGGTAGTGCTGAAACCATCGCACATATAGTAATATGCTTTACCAACTGAATTGACCACGGTTCTTCCGTCTTTATCAATTTCGGCGTAGCTACCTTTAGTATGAGCGATTCGCAGACTTTCCTTATCTGGAGTATCATTGATATGAATCTCATGACCGCTGCGTGTAATCGTTGATTGATTATACGGGTATTCGGCTTCGAATGTAGATTCCGGATGGCGTCTGTTATTTGCGTCTGACATAATATATCCTTATGTTACATTCAAACCGGTACGCATGTTTTGGCGTTGCCTTGCCAATACTCCTTGCGAACGCATGAAATTGTTTACTGGCTGTGTTGTGCTACTCGACGTATACGTAGCCTGACTTATGTTAGTTTGGAAGACAGAACGAACACCTGAAACAACAGTTGGTATCAAAGCAGCTACAACTCCAGCCATTTGAGCTCCACTTGCTCCAGCACCTAATACTTTAGACATACCAAATGCCTGCGTAAAGTTAAGGCTACCAGAGACTGCCTTCGATAATGTATCAAATGACAGAGGCTGCCCACTCAGTAATGTATTACCGATGGTTGAAGTGAAATGATTCTGAGCTGCAAAAGTAGTATGTTCCTGCGCGCTCGCGTAGTTCGGCTCTCCATTTCTTGGAGTGTAAACAGAAGGATTAGTTCCGTTCGGATCTTTCCATTCAATGAATCCAGGATACGGATCATTGTCAACTGTATAATATTGCTGAATGTATCCGTCTGGAGGAGTCGACAATGTATAAATCGAGTTTGGTCTCGCAGAAATTGATGTAGCTACGGAGATTGCAGGAGGCAAAGGAATTGAATTTACAAGCGAGTTCAAAGCATTATTAGCGGTCCCTGTAATTACAGCGCCAGCTGCAGTAACTGCTCCCGTGGCAGTGTTTATAACTGTATTGATTCCGCCAGTTATCGCTCCAACAGCTGAATTCAACCCGCCGATAACAGAAGCCATTGCATAATTGGCTGTATCAAATAATCCCTGATTGATGAGATTTACGCCACATACTCGAACATTCAATGCATTTATAAGTTTCTGAACCTCCTGCACTTTAGAGACAGCTGCATTCAACGTACCGAGAAGTTTGAACAGACCGATCTTTTGGGCAAGTTTCAGTAGAGCGTTTTTGATCGCCTGAATTGCTGTATTTACAATTCCCGAAACAATACCGGCGACCGTGCTTCCTAGGAAACTTATTATTGAACTGATCGAAATAAGGTTGTTGTTCAAACAAGGAAGCGAGGCGAGCGTACCAAGAGGATCAACAGCGTTTACAATATCAAGAACGTTCATACTGCTGTTTTTATTATACGAAGCGGTAGTCGGTAGAGTTGGATTAGCCATCTTTGATTCAACGAGGCTAGTCAAAACTCCACCAGTTGTGTTACTTACTGCTATGATATCAGCCTGACCCGAATCAATATCCGAAATACTGACTCTATTCTCGTTCAGCGATGTATACGGATTGTTTGGATTACCTTGGCTTCCCGGAGGTATACTTCCGGTTGCTGTATCAATAGTTGGTGCACCACCCGTAGTTTGACCCTCTACAGCATCGCCTGCTCTACCTACAGAACCGATAATGACAGGTAGCTGTTGATCAACGTCAACCCACTGACCGAACACTCGAGAACCAACTACAAGACCAACAGGCGCAGTTCCCATACGACCATTAGCGGCTGAAGTTACAGCCTGAACAACCTGCGCCCAAGGTAAAGCATCATCTGGTATATTTGTTCTGTCATCGTGTTTACCATAGATTCTAACTTTAACTCTACCAGACTGATGTGGATCTTGCACGCTGACTACTTCAGCAATAAAAATGTTTGATACCTGGCCAAAATTACGATCTGTCATAGTCCCTCCTCGAATCTACCCTTCAATGCTTCAATAATGCAGGTATATCTAGGTTTCTCCTGTAACATACCGATTCTATGATGTATTCGCGAAATCAAAAACTTACCGGACATCAGAGGATCTTCCTGCATGTTATTAGTCGTTCCCGATCTATTCGGTAGAGTGCAATTGATTGTCACGCCAGCTGTAAGTTGTGTGTCACCTGGTACTCTTATCTTCAGCGAGTTCTGTAATATCTGAGCTATGTATGCTTGGAAGTCAGCTGTCGATTCAGGAATATGAGTCAATGCTCTTTGAGATACGTCGATAGGTATCAAAGCTTGCGGTGGAATTCTTGCATTGAAATAACGGTTTATAAAACCAGAAGAAACATCTGTTCCTTTTCCGCCGTCTTTGAAGTTTGCATCGGAAGTCTGAACATCTTTAGTTTCAAATTTCCAGGTAGTGAAGTTGAATGTCGTTACTCTTCTTGGACCACCGAACGCGATACGATCAATAGAAGAAAGCTGCTGCGGAATAGAAAACGCCAGAATGTTATTGTCTTGTTCGTTGCTCAATGAGTTGATATTGATAGCGCCAGACTGCTTGAATGACTTGACAGGCTCTGTTGCAAATCTAGACTCAATCGTGCAGAATCTAAGTATTTGCGATTCGTTTTCTCTTGATTCAAAAAACACGTATGAAGATGAACGATTCTCTTGTGTCGAGACAGATCTAGCTCTGATCATTTTGATTGCGTCAAATGGACTCTTATGAGGTATCAGAACGTTCTGATTACCTCTGGTCTCTTCAACTTCAATTCTTTTCTTTGTAAAAAGATACTGATCGCATACGTCTTTGATCATATTTGAGCATAAATCATCATAACTTTTCTGCACGTAGTTTGTCTTGGCGTACATCGCTTCTTCTGATACGCACTTCAGAACATAAGTCTTGGCTCTCTGACTTTCAAGCTGTTGCTGATCGCCGATCTCATATAGAGAGAATGTGAAGTTAGCTTCTTTGAGGTTTGGGCTTTTGAACGTGAACGTGCAAGTCTCATCACCAAGTAATCTCAGATTACCAATAATGTCCTGTGTATCAAGAACTGTAATGTCACATACCACTCCCGGAGTAAAGATACTCTCGTAAATAGATGCAGACACAAATGATCTGGTTAGATTGAGGCTTCCGCGCTGAGAAGTGACAATCAGATTCGATACCAGAATATCACCAATAGACAAACTATCTGACATATTACCTCAATAGAGTTTTCAGTTCTTTAGCGAGTTTGTTAGAATATTCGCTTTTCAGAACTTGAATAGTTTTGTTTCTCTCGTTGATCTCGTTTTCGTAGTCGTAAAGGTAAACTGGATCCCAGTAATTCAGTTCCTCTACTGGTATGTTGCTGACAAAAAGCGTGGCTGTCGTATAGTTTTTGCTCACGTTGCTTTCTTTGCCAACAACTGACATTGTATTGATACCGACATCTTCAGTTACAATTCCCGAAGTATGATGTATCGTTAAAAACGATGTTGACTTACCACAAACTTGACCACTACCAATCAAAGCTGAATTACGGTAGACGTTTACGATCTCATCAGTTATATAGTCTGAACCATCTACATTGTAACTAACAACATTATTGGTTGATCTCTTCCAGTCAATTGGTTTTCTCTTATAACCAAGAGGAGTAGTCGACTGGTATACATCTCCATATATGGGCTCGTAGAACTTCTTCAACGTTTGAGTGATCGTTTCGAACTGCGAAACGGAGATAGAATCCGGGTATGAATACCAGTTGTTCCTGTAGTATTTGATCTTGGTTACTGAATTAACGTATGAACCATATTTCTTTACTATGAAGTCTTGGAAAGTTGCCTGATCCATATACCAATCATAATAAGGATCGACGATCTTGTTCGTTAGATGGAGAATCCAACCCATGTACTCGTCGTTATAATAACGATCGCCGATGTTATCGGGTCTTTCGCCCTCTCCAATATCATATGCGTAGTATAGCACAGGACTGCTGTAAACAGCATTTAGAACAACTGCGCGCTCCGTGATGTTACGAACGTAGTTGTTCGAGTATTGGATTATGGGGAATTTTTCGAAATACTTCTCAGTCATTTATTTTAATCCTCATTAGCGATTAGGATCTTCCCCAGGTGCTGGTGGTGGAGTTAACAATCTAATATTTCGAGTTATAGCAGCAGTATCATCAAAAGAGTTTTCTTCGAAATCATTGTTAGTCCAGTATTCAATTTCTTGCATCTGAATGCTTAATGTTACAGCTGTCGGAGCCTGGGAACGTTTGAAAAATGACGGTCCCGAACCAGCAGCATAATTAACGTCTACACTTTCGATAACACAAGGTTTGAATCTGTAAAGGAACTCACTTGATGGAAACAAACTTACAATAACCATACTCGGAAAAGTAAAAAACAATCCATTACTGTCCGAGACTCCAGGAGAAGTATGGAACTGAAATTTACGAACCAAATCTCTTATTTTACCTGATTCTTCTTCGTCTCTAGGCATAAGTTTCCAGGAAAAATTGTGTTTCTTAAAAGTGGGTTGTTTGAACAAAACCGTTTGAAAAGGATTAACAGCTATTCCGGAATAAGCAGATGCTGCAGCTGCAGCTTGTGGAGCAGCTCCCTGAACAGCTGCAACTGCAGTGCCTTCTATAAATGATGCGCCCGCTCCAACTATTCTTCCCAATCCTTGTGTTAGTCCAGCTTCGCCTGTAGCAGAAGGACCATTTCCAATAGCTGATTCCAAA